TATGATGAGGCAGTTATCGGCTTCTATGGTCCACCAGGTTCAGTTCATCTGTACCGAAAAGCCCTCGAGTCATTGGCGTCAAGTTCGTCGCCTTCCCAGCAGAATGGTGGCGCCAAGGGCAAAAAGACTTCGACACGTTCGAAGAAGTCTAAGTCTTACTATTTGGGTAAGACCCGTAATTGGGCTAAAGGCCACAATCCTTGTGCTAAAGGTTATCGGTTATCACGCAGAAATAATGCGTGGCATTGCGTCAAACAGTAAATCGTGTATACAAACCTTTATGTATACACAGCGTTACGACTTAACATGGCGAAACTTTACTGGCGCATAAAGAAACAAGGCAAATGGACTTGGAAACCCGCGACGTGTGATTACTGTCTCGAATCTAAACTCGAATGGGTTTGCGGTGATTGTTGTATACAGAACACCGCTCAAAAAGAGGCGGTTGAATGAGTGAACAATGCCAAGACTGTGGTGATTGGGTCACGATAAGAAATTCAATGATCTATTGTTACGCGTGTGAAAATTATACAAGCTTCAGGAGCTGGTATGATTGAACCTCTGCACCTATTGCGGAAAGCGTTTGAAAAGAACCGGCTCTCAATCAAAATGTTACAGACTATGTGGTCGTTGCCAACGACTCCATCGTGGTTTTAACAACAAGAGGCACTGGTAATGGTACTACCTTGGGTACACAACCGGAAGTTGTCAAGCATTCCCAGACCTTCAATCCCATCTTGTGGGTGTCCAGTCCGAACTCCATGCAAACATTATTATGCTAACGTTCGGCGTCAAGTAATCAGGGACAGTCAAGAAGTGACCGTAGGAGACCCGGAGGGGGAGGAGGAATTGAAGCCCTCCCCCCTTCCAACCTTTTTAGATCCGCAAACAGGTCGCCTCATGCCACCTGGTTCGTATGGTTGGACGTTACTTTATCGTAGATATCAGAAACAACGGGAGTAAACGACTAAGTGCCCCAGTTGGTGGTGGGAGTCCAGAACTCCCGTAGGAGAGTTGAATTTTCCCGATAGGAACATTCCCTTGGCGGACTTGCGAAGCAGGTGGCCGGGGCTTGGGACGGTTTGAATAAACTTGATAAAGGATAGTCAATTGTCGAATCCTATGCAGAACAAAATATTAGCACAGATAGACTGTGGAAACGAAGCGAGTCACGGTAGGTATTATTTGGATACCGCCGCAGAATTAAGTAAATTACAACGACTTAACCATCATCAAGTAGATGCTAAAGGTAAAGCTATAGTTTATGATATTCTGATCACGGCTACTCCTCAGTTGTCGTCAAAGATGATAGTCACTGGCGACCCTCCGGCTGATAGTCTGAGTCTCGAGCAGGATCGTCTTAACATCCAAACAGAAACAGTTCCGTTAACATGGTCTACTCGTAATGCTGTCAAGATGGCGCATAAGAGTAGGGAGGACTTAAGAAAGGCCTCAGGTGTTTCCAAGAAATCAATTGGAAAATATGCAAAGACAATTCGTTGCAATATGGACAACATCATGCAGGGGATTCCCTATGCTCCTTCTTTGAGCACTGGTGCAACCACTGAAAGAATATACGCTATGAGCGATGTTATAACTCCTAATCTCTATGACGGTGGAGTTTGGGATTACACGCAGTTAACCCAAGTTGAATACGATGCGGTTACTGGAATCCCTGCAGCAGATGCTTTCGATCTGATTGTTTGCGGCAGTCACAGTAATGCCGCACCAGGGCCATACACATTCGTGAGTGTTTTACAGGCGTACGGACAGCGTCGGCAAACAGTTTTCGACGCCGCTACGGCAACCGCGGGTGGGGATACTCAGTTCATCGTTGATGACAGCCCGTTCTTCCGTATTGTCGACACAGACACTGCTGAAGATGAATATACTGCCATTACTTTAGATGAGCAGGATAATCCGCCATATGACCGTAATCCCGGCGGGTTACGAGACTCGCAGATTCCGAGTCCTGTCGATATTGCACGTTTTTCAAACCAAAATGGTTTGACTTCTCTTTCATGGCGAGTTCAAGCTCCTCTTGGTCTCTTAAGACTAGTAGTTGACAATATGCTTCCTAATACTATTGTTGATTTCGAGTTCGAGGTTATGGCAACATACCCAATGGAATGAAATCCATGAAAATAGAAGCAAACCCCACCCCGGCAGATGTCAAATGGATTATCCTGGTCCTTATGTTGACTCTGGGTTTTAATCACAAGTTTATACTTGAGTTGTGGGGGTTGTAGCGTTGACCCAGGGTGTAACTGGTCATACTGGCAATTGGGGTTCACATACTCCATATGACAGAACCGACCGACATGCCGCTTCAACAGAAGCTCGAATAGCAACTACTTTGGCTTTCGCGGCATTCGGCGGCTTAGCTGCTAAAGGTTTAATGGGTGTTTCGAAAGTTGCACAAGCGGCTGGTGCCGTGCGATCAACTAAAGCGTTCCAAATTTTTAGAACTATCAAACGCCCCGTAACCAGTACCATGACACGCCTTGGCTATTCAGGGGTACCAGAGAAAATTGTTACTAGGTACGGTTACGCGAAGTTCGGTATTGGATTGCTAGATCCTCTAGCTTCAACCCGAGCTCTTTCCAGGGGGGACTATGATGAGGCAGTTATCGGCTTCTATGGTCCACCAGGTTCAGTTCATCTGTACCGAAAAGCCCTCGAGTCATTGGCGTCAAGTTCGTCGCCTTCCCAGCAGAATGGTGGCGCCAAGGGCAAAAAGACTTCGACACGTTCGAAG